TTTGTTCCATCTCCTGGATTTTTGTAATCAATTGCTTCGGAAGAACCTGCAAGATTTACTCTATCAATAATTTTAACACCGATTTGTTCTCTTCCTACTTCAGTAATAATACCTCTGATGAAACCTTCAAAGCTAGTAACAACTCCACCACTAGCGTATTGGGCAGAAACTCTTTGAGTTACCGCAAGTCCTACTGCTACTGTTGTTGGTACAACTACAGTACTTTCCTGAGTAAATGTAAATGATGCTCCAGTCTGAACACTACCATTTGTTGAGTTTGTGTTCAAAGTAATAGCACTGGTTCCAATTGAAAGAATATCAGTACCCGTTTGGAAGAAATTACTTACAATAGTATCACCAACAGTTAATGATGATGTGTTGATTCCAGTAACTGAATTGGTAGTGATTCCCAAATTACCAGTTTTTGTACCAATTGTTGTAACTACTGTAGTGCTAGTAGCAGTAGTTCCAATTCCAGTAATGATTTGGTCTGCTAAATTGTCGATAGTGCAAACTTTTAATCCATTTGCCCAAGTCCCTGGTGTTTTTGCTGCGTATTCCCAGGTAGAATCATTTATATGATTATTTGAGTAATCTTCAGATGATTCTATTTTTAGGGTTGGTAGTGAATCTGAGTTTGCATTGTACAGAGTTGGTCCATCTGCTCTAACAACTCTCAGTACTCCACCATAAGATAAAAAGGAGGATGCAGAAAGCCAATACTCATTCTGAGCATCTTTTTCTAATGGTTTTCCGAACTCTGCCAAAAAATCTGCTTCTGTTTCTATTAAAACAGGAACTCCAATAGGTCCTTTTTCGAATGGACCTGCAAAAGCACCAACTTGATCAGTTACTGCATCAATTCTACCAATAGTTAGGTCAACTTCTCTTATTTTTACCCCAGGTGATACTAAATTTAACGCCATTTGTTTCCCCTCTTGAAGAAGTTCATTTAGTCTAAAAGTATTTATAATTTAGACCCTTTATAATGGGGAAATCAATAGTGAACAATTACCAGTCAGGATACTCCCAATTACTTGCCTTTTTGGGATTTATTTTCCTACTTTCTTTAATTCTTTTTATCGTACATGACTTACATTCATATGAATATGCAGAATGGATATTCCCTCTTCCTTTTCTAGTTAAATAAAACCCATCTACTAAATCTTTTATTTCCCCACACACTCTACATTTTCTTTCAGTGAGGAATACACAGTCTAATTCAAACTGTTCTTCTAAATTCATTATCTATAGTCCCACATATAAGACCTATCACCATATTCATCTGTATACCATCTATCACCATTGTTATCTACAAAGGTCGTTTCCATTTCTGACAACCCATCAGAAATAAAACCAAAAGGTGACATGTCTTGCTCTATCTGATTTTTTTGTTCATCATAAATTCTTTTGCGGATATCATTATCCGTCATTTCCTTAAAGTATGGTTGAACAATCAACCAAGATAATATAACCAGACACATCGCAAGGTCATCATTACAACCATCTTCTGCTTCAAATGACTGACTTTTTTGAATGAAAGTGGTTAACTCACTGATTACATCATAGTCTTTGATAATTAATTTATCATCTTCTATGATTGTTTTTAGGTTTGAGCTTTCTTTCCTGAGAAACCTTGTCCAACTAATTGTCCTGCACGACCTCTCATCGCACACATCAAAAGATTACTATACTCTAAATCAAAATGAAGCATATTTGATACTTGCTCACCAATATCATTTACTTCCACAAGAATATATGAGTAATTATATGCTCTTCCAACTTTATCAATAATTGATGGAAAGAGTATTGGTTTTATATCATTATCTCTATATTTTGCTACTAACTTATATGGAAAAGTTGTTATGTCAACAACAACAAATGCAGAATAATCTTTACCAGTTCCTCTAGCAACATCAACTGTCATCATATAGTTGTGGTCTTTTATTGGCTCCTCATAAACATCAAGACCTTTATTTGATGTCAGTGGGTCTTCATAAACCATTGAACGAAGTTTTGATGGTGCAATCAGAGTATCAACTGAACCTAAAAATTCACATTCAAACTCCTGGGTAAACTGTCGTTCAGAAGTATTTCGTATCGTCTCTTCTTTCCACGCAGCATCTCTTCCTGGAACTGCACTCCAATGAACTTCAAGTGGAATATATCCATTTCTACCCCTCTCGGCATCATGCCAGAGTTTATAGAACATATTCATCCCATTTGGAGTTGAGATGATAATAACTTTTGTTGTCTTACCAGAAGAAATAGTTGGATACACAGAACTAAAGATTTGTTCTGCAATGTGATTTGGGATGAACGCAAATTCATCCAGGAAGATGATATTAAAGGAGTTTCCTCGGACTGCAGATGATGATGTAGATGCTGCTACAATTTTACTACCGTTCTCAAGTTCAAGAGAACCTTTGTTCCAAGAACCAACACCTTGCTGCAACCATTTGGGTAAGTTTTCATAAGAAAGTTGCAATCTCTGAAGAAGGTCTCTAGCAGTCTCTGCTTTGTTTGCTAGGATTGCAATTCTTATGTTATCATTAAACAAAGCATAATGAAGAAGATACGAAACTACAGTAGTAGATTTTCCTGTCTGTCTTGGTAGTTTCGCAATATTAAATCGGTTATTATGAAAGTTTGAAATTAATTCTTTTTGGAAATCATACATTTCAAAGGGAATCAAACCTTCATCAAGTGAAACAATCTTGACGTAGTTCATTGCAAAGTAAACTGGGTCGTCTTTGCACCTTAAGTATTCTTGAATTTGGTCTGTTGTAAATTCAATTTGGACATTCTCTGCCTTAAGATTTGGATTGCCCTTATAATGTTTATCCGTCATAAACTATTAAAATTTAAACCTGCTAATGTTTCTTGGTATTTTAGGTGAAGTTTTACGTATGATTTTGCAATATTTTTAACTTGGTCAATATTCTCACAAGAATCAATTTCTCTTGCAATTCTTTCATATTCAAAGTTTTTGGTTAAATTCTCAAGAACTATTTCACTTGGGTCCATTTAAATCTCCAGTAAATAAGAGTGGTTTTGTTGGGTCTTTTGTAGACGGATTGAAGGATAATACAATAGCACTTGGGTATATTTTACTTACTTCATATGATACTTGCTCTTTTGATGGTCTTGTAAATTGTGGGAAGAACATTTGAACTCCCATATACTTACCTCTCCAGTTTAGCATTATACTGTAAGTCGTGCCACGAGATTGTATCCTCGTATAGTTTTCTTTTACTGTATTTGATTTGATGGGCTCTGGTTTAATCAAATCAATAAACTCATATTCAGTTGCTTTGAATTCTTCTCTCCAGTTAGAATAATCATAACTTTCTTTCTTAGTCTTATTTCCCCAATTCTTTGCACCAACTTTACGGCATTTAACTAAAGCACCAGATGCATAAGCACTAGGCCACACACTATAACGAGATTTTACTTTATAATAGCAGGCATCCTTCTTCTCAACAATAGTCTCTTCTGTCGCAACATTAGTTGGTTTTGCTGCACCAGACTTTTCTGGTTGATTGGGGTCTTTTCTATTTTTTCTTCTAAATGCTTTATCCTCTTCTTCATCTGATAAATTTGCTGCCATCTTTGAACTTCCACATTTTGGAGTAGAAGTTTGCCCTGGTTGACGAGCACAAGGAGCACCTGCGTATTTGCCTCCAAGTTGTCTCCAACCTGGAACTTTTCTTCCTGTTTTAGGGTGAGTTGCACTTGATTTTCTAAACCAATCCCCAAGAGATTCATCTCCAGATGCTGTCTCTTCTTTTATCTTTTCTGCAATTTCCTCTGGTGACACATACTTTTTAATATGTCCCTTTGGGTCGTTTGCTTCTAAAAGAAATTGTGAAAAAGTTTTCATCGGAAGAAATAAGTTCTCTAATTATTTAGAATCTTCTGCTGGTGCAAGATTTTGCTTAAGAAGTTTTTGAAGTTCTGCAGTAGATCCAACAAATAAAGTATTGTTGTTCGTTACATTTCTTGGTGCTGATGGGTCCTCTTCTTTTAATTTTTTCATTTTCTGTTGAAGGTCCAATAATTTATCTGTAGTGTCTGCAACATTTTTAATCAATTGACCAGCAACTTCAAATGCTCTCGGAGAATCGGATTGCTGTGCTATTTCTAATATACCATCAATTGCTTCTTGTCCTTTTTCAATTAAACTATAAAGTTGCCCTCTAGTATAATCATAATCATACTCACTTTCATCATCTCCCTTTTTTGGTGACTTAACTATTCTTGAAGAGTCAGAAACTATTTCTTTAGATACTGATGAAACTTCTATATCCAATGACTCATTTATTGCATCAAAATCATTTTTCATACGTCAGTACCTTTTCTTGAACTATAAATTCTTCCATCTCCAAAATCAAAACGATTTTCGTCAAATCCAAATTCATCACCATAAGATATAAGTTCTTTGTCTGCAGCATTTATTACATTAATTGCATCACCTTCCTCATGAATGCCAGGTATACTTTTGTCTCTTCCTCTGAGAACATCTATAGTGTTTCCTGTGATTTTTTCAATGAACATTTCTTCTTCATTTATCATAATATAAGTATCAACAACTAATGAGGTTGAATTTGAAACAAGAATTTGACTATCATCTCTATCTACATTTCTAGTCAATACTGTAGTTGCATCTTTATTATAATCTTTGATTGGTCTTGGTTCTGCTGTATATCTTAATTGTCTTGTTGCATTAACTCTATCTGTATCTGAATAATAATCGACTTGTACTTTTTTGATTAGTGGTGATTTTGTATCCGCAATTGCACCAAATATTGCAGTCTTTGCGGTAAAATTTAAAGTATATACTAAACTTCTTCTTGTTGAATAGTCACCTTCATAATCATCTGACATTGCTATACTTTCTAAAATTATTGGAATGTCTCTTTTCTCCCCAATTGAATTTACTAAATCAACAGTAACATTCAGTTGTGGTTGAAAATATGGTAGAATTTGTTCAATAATTTGAAGCATATCATCTTGATACTTAGTTATAATGCTAAGTTGTATGCCTATATTGTAAGGTGCTGGCATATATACCTGAATAGGACCAGTTCCAGTTTTGTTTGCTTGAAATGTTTGTATTGTTGATACTTTTCTTGATGGGTCATATTGAATGCCAGTCATTTCAAATGACATTCTTGGTAAAGTTATAGCAACTCTATTTCTTGGATCTGGTTTTTCATCAAGTCTTGATAGAAATTTTTGAATTGGTCCATACGCAATAGGAACTTTGATAAGACTGATAGCATTGTCTGCTCCATCCTGATGCCTTATTTGGATATTATTGAATAATGTCCCAAATGCAATAATTGTTCTCTTTATTATTTCGTGATATGCGTATTTTCCAAACATTTCATTAGTACAGATATAATATATTTAGAATTCCCCAAATGGATTTTTCTCAGAGAAATCAATGATATTATCTGCTTTTTCCTCAATGGTATGATTTTCGGCAAAAGCATCATATATGTTATCTGTCGTTATTGATAAAATTTTATAACTTGCTCCTGCACCAACAACAGTTTCTCCCAATGCAAAGTTTCCATTTACAATAGAAACTTTAAGAATTCTTGTGTCATAATTCCAACTCTTGACATATGCACTAGTTCCAGTTGAAACTCCTCTGATAACTTCATTGAATTCATAATCTCCTGTTGAAATTCCGACTGGGGAATCTATTTGTATCGTTGGTGGATTTGCTTGAGATAAGTGATAGTTTGAACCAGCATTTGTAAATCTTACTGCGGTGACTATTCCAGTTGATGTCAATACTACTTCTGCTGTTGCAGAGTTTATACCAGATAATGGGAATGGTGAATTTGGATCGACTGGTCCAGAGAATCTGACTCTAGGAACAGTTGAATAACCAACACCACCAGAATTAATTACAATAGGAGCAAGAACTCCATTTGATATAATTGCTGTAGCAATACCACCACTTCCAAAAGAACTATTGCTTTTTATTGTTACTATTGGTGGAATCGTATAACCAATACCAGGGTTTGTAATAAGAATTTTACTTATAGATCCTCTATCTAAAATAGATATACCTTCTGCTCTTACTCCAAACCCACCAGGTTTTGAGAAGGTGATGGTGGGTGGTGACTTGTAACCATGACCACCATCAAAAATATCAATTCTTGCAACTGATTTCCCAGCAACTCCAGGATATCGTGCTGTGGCAAGACCTACTAATAGTGAAGCAGCAGAAGCAGCAGCACCAACCATTTGCAACGTAGCAATATAACCAAAATCTTTTACGTTCTTATCTACATCATCTAAACCAGTATCAATAATTTCATCTTCGTATTCAAAGAGTTCACAACGTAACTCATAAACATAAAGATTATTTAATTGATAAAATGGGGTTTTTGCTTCAACATACTTTATCTCAAATAAAGCATTGTCTAAAGGTAAGTAAATCAAATCTCCTTCTTGTGGTCTCTTAGCAGTCTTGATTATTTCCTTACTAAACAAACTCAGTTTTGGTGTAATAAAATCTTCGTATCTTTCTTTTGATATTATAAAAGTTATTTGGTCGGTGCTTCTTACTCCAAACTTACTTAAAATATCTGCATTTCCCCCAAAACCATCAAAGGTTGATATATATGCTTCTAGTCTAAAACTGTCATCAAACTTTGATACAATTACTTCTTTAATTATTTTTTTCTCATTAATAATTTTTCTGGGCATGTAAACAACATCCTGCCCATAAATTGACAACTGTTCATTAATTAAATCTTGAACTAATCTTTGTTCACTTGGTGAACCTTGTAAAAAATAGGGATTTAATGGGGTCATTATCCAATCATATCCATTGGTGGAAGTTCATATTCTGTCTTAAGTGCTCTTTCTATTTCTTCAATTTCTCTAAGGGCATCTTCATATAGTTGTCTTCCGTTTAACGAAATTCCACCTGGAAGTTGTACTCCATTAAACTTAATCATGTTTTGCCCCCATTGTCTTTTAATGAGTGCAGTTAAATACCTTTTTAACCAAAAATCATTATATATTTTTGGAAAATTATTTGGATTTACAATTCTATAGCAATCCAAGACTATATATTGATCTGAAACTTGCTGCCAATCAATATCCAAATACAACCTATGTTGTTTTTTGTTGAATCTTAATTGAACATCTGGAGTTAGAATTCTGCTAATATCTTCTAGATGTGTTTTTACCATAGCATAATTTAACAAATCCAAAGCACCATAGTAATACAAATCATTCAAAAATATTTGATATTTGATATTAAATAATCCACTAGATATTGTACTTGAATCAACTTTGAATACATTATTCACTCCAATTATTGTATCTGGAAGTGCAAGAAAATTAGTAGTTTCTTCAAAGTTTACTACTGTTACTCCAATCCCTGCGGTCCCTGTAGTAGTTTGTATTCCAGATCTAATGACATTTCTTTCTGATGATGAAAGTTTATGTTTTAGATAAACTCTTTCTATTCCATCAAAATGCCTTTCATGAAAATATTGCAAGGCATCATCGACCAAATCACCGATTTGGTCATCATCAACATTTATCTCTAAAACTGGTTTCCCAAGTTTTCTGAGACAATATTCTATTAAACCTTGACGAGAATTTGGTGATGCCATTGCAATATATACACCCTATAGAAGGTATTTATGCCTGTGCCTCAGACCAACGTAGGACTAGGTTTCCAGTAATATTTGAACCATTCGTTAAGTAAACGTTAATTGCAAGAACATCTGGACCATTCGGGAATGTGCCTCTTCCTCCAATTGGTGTGTTATTGAGCTCTTTGAGTTCATCCAATTCAATTGTTGATTTTTCTATAGCAGGACCAATAAATGAGAACACAGTTTCACCAGGAGCAGCAGATACTGTGTTTGCAGTAAATGTATATGTTGTTCCACTTAAACCAGAGTTTACTGAGTTGGAGAACTGTACATAATTTCTTGTAGCATCATATTGGAAAATGTTAATAACACGAGTACCACCAGGAACTCCAGTACCAGAAACGAAGAAACCAATTCTTACGTTAGCAACATCAGTTTTAGTAAATATTTGATACTGAGTGAAATAATTCTGTGTAAATGCTGTTGCGGCCTGAATTGTTTGAGCTCCACCTTCCCATGTAACAGATGCTGCGTTTGCAATCTGTGCAAAAGATGGTTGTCCTCCAGCACCCTGTGATGTTAGAGAGAACCACTGTACTGCTGCTGGGTTTGATGGATAGTTTGATGGATTCAAAATACCTTCAATTACGACTGCCTGAGATGCGGAACCACCAGTTGGGGTAAATTCAAGAGATTTTAAAAGTAACTGTGCTCGGTTAATTAACTCTCTCTGTCCTAAATCACCAGTGATAGCATTTGATACACTTGGTGCAAGACGAATCATGAACGTAGTTATTTTTGTTGTTGATATTGTACCACCAATGAATGGA